GATCACGTCCAGAACGTGGCCGCGCTTCTCGAAGCGGACACCCTGGCCCGCTACTACCCGACACTGGCCGACCGTGCCGTCGGTAAATTCGGCAACGCCAAAGGCTGGCGACGCAACCGGCTGCGCACGGCGCACGGTTTTACTGTGGACGCGCTGGGCCTGGACACGGCGGCGCGCGGCGTCAAGCTAGAAGAGCAGCGCCCCGATCTGATTGTATTTGACGACCTGGACGGCGAGCACGACACGGCAGCCACCACCGAGAAAAAGATCAACACCATCACCAAAAAACTACTACCTGCTGGCAGCGCCGATGTGGCGGTTATCGCTATCCAAAACCTCGTACTGCCCGATGGGATATTCGCGCAACTAGCGGACGGTCGGGCCGACTGGCTCAGCGACCGTATTACGAGCGGCCCGCATCCCGCGTTGCGCGACCTGGCCTATGAGCAGCGCAACGGCAAGACAGTACTGGTAGCGGGCGCGCCAACGTGGGAGGGGCAAAGCCTGGCAGCGTGTCAGGAGATGGTCAACAGTATGGGCATCTCTGCATTCCTCTCGGAGTGCCAACACGATGTGCGCGCCCCGGCGGGCGGCATGTTCGATCATCTCTCGTTTCGCCATTGCGCCTATGCTGACGTGCCTGACCTGGTGCGGGTGGCGGTGTGGTGTGACCCGGCGGTAACCTCGACCGACCAGAGCGACGCGAACGGCATCCAGGCCGATGGCATCAGCGAGGATGACACCCTGTACCGCCTCTGGAGTTGGGAACAGCGCAGCACGCCAGAAAACACCATCAAGACGGCACTACTCAAGGCAGTAGAACTGGGGGCCGACCACATCGGCATTGAAACCGACCAGGGTGGCGACACGTGGCGGTCGGTGGTGGTCGTGGCCTGGCAGTCGTTAGTAGATGACGATGAGTATCCCCACATCACGGACGACACCGAACGGCCTCGCTTCCGCAGTGCCACGGCGGGCGCAATTGCCCCCAAGGCGCACCGGGCTGCGCAGATGCTGGCCGCCTATGAGCGCGGCGAGATTGTGCACGTTCTGGGGACACACGCCACGCTTGAGGCGGCGTTGAACCGTTTCCCGAAAACAAAGCCGTACGATTTGGTAGACGCGGCGTTCTGGTCGTGGCGACAACTGAGCAAGAGAAAGGCCGGGCTGCTATGAAGTTTGTTCCGCACTGGCTGCAACGCAAGGCGGCGCGCATTATTGTCAAGGCAGCGGGTATGCCCGTTGTCAGCCCCTGGGTGCGCTATAGTTTTTTGGAACCGACCTTCACTCGCCTGACCAGAGACGGCTACCAGAAAAATAGCGCGCTGTTCGCCTGTGTATCTGCGCTCACGTTTGCATTCCCCGAGCCGCCGCTGCTCATTACGCAGGATGGCGAGCCACTTCTGCAACACCCGGTGCGGCGACTGCTCACCAATCCCAACCCGCTGATGGGCGAGGCAGAGTTGATGATGTACACGATGGAATACCTGGCGCTGGGCGGCAATGCCTACTGGTACAAGGTGCGCAGCGGCGCGGGGCGCGTCGTAGAGTTGTGGCCTTATCACGTGGGGCATATTCTCCCCGTCCCTGGTGGGGACAACTGGATCGCGCGTTACGAGTTTGATTCCGGCGACGGGATCAAGCGTCCCATCCCGACCGAAGATATCATCCATTTCAAATGGCCCGCGATTGACCCAAAACAGCCCTGGATGGCCCAGCCGCCCATCCTGGCAGCGGCACGCGAAACTGACACCGATAGCGAGGCGACGCACTACCTGTATGCGCTGCTCAAGAACGACGCTGTTCCGCGCACGGCCATCGAGTACCCGCCCGAAGCCGACATCACCAGGCAGGAAGAACTGAGGATCAAAGAGCAATGGCGCGAGCGCTACGGCGGCGACAATCGCGGCGATGTGGCTATCCTGACCGGCGGCGGAAAAATCAATCGACTGAGTCTCAACCTGCAGGAACTGGCGTTCGAGGCGCTTTCCACTATCCCAGAAACCCGCATCGCTGCGGCTTTGCGTGTGCCGCCTATTGTGGCGGGATTGAACGCAGGCTTGCAGCGTAGTACGTTTGCCAATTATGGCGAGGCGCGCAAGGCGTTTACCCAGGATACCCTGGTGCCCCTGTGGCGCCTGGTAGAGAGCGAATTACAGGCCGATCTGGTGCCGGAGTTTGACCAGCGCCTGACTATTGCCTACGATACGGGTCAGGTAGAAGCGCTTCAGGAGAATGAGGCCGAACGGCGCGCGTTCCTGCTCGGTGAGTTCCAGGCGGGGGCGCTCACGCTGAACGAGTATCGGCGGCTACGCGGCTACGCGGATACTGATCAGGGCGATGTGTTCTATCTACCGAACACGATTACCATTACTAGCGCCACGCCGGAAGAGGCGACGCCGAATGAAGCGCTTCCGGAGATCTTCGCATACCACATTGACAATGGCATTGTCACACGCAACGAAGTTCGGGAGCGTCTGGGCCTCCCGCCTGAGGATGCCTCGCAGGATGAGCAACTGCGCCGCCTGCAGTCTGCATTGGTTATTGTGCAATCTGCTGTGATGGTTGGCATCCCGCTCAGCACCGCATTGCGTCTGGTCGGCATGGATGGCAACCTGTCAGGCGTCGACTCCGACCCCGATCCGGAACAGCGCACCCTCCCTACCGCCCCCGAGCGTAAGACCCTGCCGCTCGCCATCAAACAGGTCAGTATCGTGCGTCGTGAGCGCATTGCAGGCCGCATCGAGCAGCGCGCCCTGGCCTATCTGAGCGGTGAATACAGTCGCGCTGCTGCCTGGATACAAGAGAACGCGCCCGAGCAGGAGCAGCGCAGCGTGCCCGCGCCTGACCTGCTCACCCCCAGGCACGAGACAAACGGTCATCATCACGACCACGCGCTGCTGCTGCTGCCTGAGGCCAAGCAAGACCTGCCGCCGTGGGCGTCGGAAATCCCGCTGGACGACGGCAGCGAGATTACTGGCTGGATACGCGGCTTTCATGTGGATTTAATGGAGTTGGCCTTCGGGGATGTCAGCGACACATTGGACCTTGACTTGTTCTTCGATGTGGAAAATGAGAATGTGCAGGAAGTACTCGGCGAACTGGCGCAACTTGTGAGCCGGGTGGCCGACACAACTCGCGATGATATCGCTGCGCTGGTGGGCATCTCAGCACAGGAGGGCTGGAGTATTGACGATCTAGCTGCTGAAGTTTTGAAGCTGAACGAAATCCAGACGACGAACCGCGCCCGCCTGATTGCCCGCACCGAAACCGCGCGGGCCTATTCTGAGGGCAGCTTGCTGGGCTACGCCGATGGAGGCGTGGAAGAGACTGAGTGGTTAGTGACCGACCCGTGCCCGATCTGTGAGCCCCTGGCGGGGCGCACCGCCCCCATCGGTGCTGAGTTCGCGCCGGGCATTCGCGTCCCTGGCGATCCACATCCTGGCTGCAAGTGCGCGCTTGCCCCCGTGGTGACCGTGTGAGGTGGTACAATGGATTATCAGGCGCGCTACGCCCAACTGAACCAGGAGGAGCAGCAAGTGTACCAGGCGATGCGGCAACAGCAGTGTGGCACGCCAGAGCGCCGCTACCTGGAAAGCCGCTACCAGGCTATACGCATCGAACGGCGCGCATTAGAGCGGCTCCTGAATGCGCCATTGTCGGCAACGAAGAGAGAAGGGGTGTAATGGATAATCGTTTTGCTATTCGAATGCAAGAGGTTGACAAACTACTCGCAAAGGTACATGCGGCCATCGAGTGTTATGCAGAAAAACCGAACGCGAAGTGTGCTATTCGCCACTGATGCGCACGGCTGGGCTGTATACGACGGCACACGAAGCCGATGAGCAAATGAGAGAGTATGTCAGGCGTACGTATTTCCCGCCAGAAGATTACGAGCGTGTTGCATCCTGATGGGTGATTGTGCTATAATTCGGGTAATGGTAGGCACCCTCTGAAATAATGCAGCCAGATACAGACGCTCGTGGGGGAAGAGAACGTCGCCGGAGGCGCAGTCGCCCCGTGTAACCGGCAATAAATCAGCTATAGTGCAGCCGTGGGCACGTCCGAGGGTGCCCGTCAACAAGGGGGATGAACTCTAGTCGGATGAAAACGCATCCTCTGTGTGTATGATGGCAGTTCCGGCAGCCTCGACGGCAAAAAGCGAAATCGGAGACGCACGCACTATACTAATGCAATAAATGTGTGCAGCATAGTCAAATAACTTGCTCACCGGGTAATTACTCAGCGGGCGCTCACTCTCCAGATGGAGAGTGAGCGCCCGCATTTTGTTTTTTGGGGCAGATATGCAGTGCTGGGAATACCAGACCATTGAACTGAATGGGGATATGACCGCCGATACCGATGGCGTGCCATTGAGTGACTACGGGCGGGAATACTGGGAGGTCGTGTGGGTGTTTGACGGCCCGGACGGTGCCCGATTTGCGCTACTGAAACGCCCTGACCCGAAGCAGCGAGCGCCGGGTCAGCGTATTGAGACAAAGGGGTAGCACGATGCAATGGGAATACAAAGCACTCCCGCAGTTTGTGAAGCAGGTCGATGGCCGCAGTGTAACGGGCATCTTTGCCGTCCATGGTAACATTGACGACTACGGCGACCGCTCGCACCCCGG